ATCCCACCACATATCACCAGCACTTGGACTGCCTGGTGCCGATGTGCCTATTGTTAATCCTGCTGCTGTTCCCTGACTTCCTTGAGCACCTGTAGGTCCTGTTCCACCCTGTGCACCTGTGCTAGCTGATGTTCTCTGCCATATTGTTCCATTCCACGTAAAAGTAACACCATTTGCAGTGTAGGTATCACCGTTACTAGGACTATTTGGAAAATCGAATGCAGCCATTATCTACTTTTTAGTTATTTATATTACCTTATTTCAAAGTCCATCTTGGTTATTTTCCTTCTACTTCTTGCTTTCTGCCATTCAAGTTGCTCATTTGATAACCCACTATCTTCTTTTGCAGAGTAAGTATTTAACATAATAACTTGACTTAGATCTACTGCAGATATAACATCTCCCTTAATTGTGGTCATATTTGAGCATCCACAACATACTGATTTCCCTGCTCGTGCTTTTACTTCTTTATTACATGCACGACATCTTACTCTGATTGGTTCCATTTTCAACATTCTAACCTGTGCTTCATTCACTTTCTTTATATATCATTTTAATTTTATTTGTTTACACACAAAATAATTACCGACTGCTTTACAGGAGAATGCTTTATCTCTACTCATCTTCGCCAATAAAAATGTAATTGAGATAAGTTGGATTACTATAACGAGTGGTAATCCAACTTTCAATAGTGTCTTTGCTTTGCTAGTCATTACAAAATGTTACGATATCATAACTATATATCACCAATCATTTTCCATCTCTATTTGCTGTGCAGGACAAGGTGATGCTGTTCTGTGATAGTTGATATGTATTAACTCTATAAACACAAGAGAACAAATCAATATCATATTAATCTGAAACAACGGATGTTTGAGTAAATTCATTATATAAAAAAGACCCCTACTATGTAGAGGTCTTTGTAAAGTTGTTACTAAAGCCTAGAATGTAAACTTAACACCTGCTTTTGCACCCCAATCAACAAGGTCTTCGTTGGTTACTGCAGATAGTTCACCATAGAACTTATCATATGAACCACCGACATAACCGATGAATTCTACATCACCGAACTCGTCAGTTGTTTCTGTATGAGTAACTGTTGGACCACCAGAAATGTAGTATCCGATTCCTGATTCTGTTTCTCCTTCATATCCGACTACTGCTTCAAGTCCACCAGAGGTATATGCACCATCAGGATATGAACCAGTTGCTTCCAAATTAACGTATGGACCAGCAAAGGCTGCACCTGCGAATAGGAAAGGGGTTGCTGCTACTGCAGCGATTGTTGATTTAATCATTTTTTTTAAAAGTATCTCGCAGGCAATAAAAAACCTGCGGATGGAAATTCTTTCGACTAGAATTTTACATTCTACGCAGGGGCACGATCTTTCGATCCCGTTGTTCTATGTAATGGTATTTATTGTAACACAACGTCGAGAGTGTGTCAAGTGTGTTGATTTCTTTACCTTTTGACCTTTGCCCAATCCATATCGAAGAGGTACAAACCCTTGTCTGTAAGAACGTGATTGTACATTTTCTCAAAGACGGATGGTGGCATTGTGACAACGTGAGCACCAGACGCAAATGAATCTGATACTGTTTTGACATCTCTTACTGATGCTGCAAGTATTTCTGTCTTTCTTATATTCTGTATTGTATAGATGTCACTTATCTGGTCTATCAACTCCATACCATCAAATGAATTATCATCAACTCTGCCAACAAAAGGTGAAACATACTTTGCACCTGCCTTTGCAGCAAGTATCGCTTGTGCCGCTGAGAATATTAAAGTTACATTTACATTTACCAAATCTCTTGATAATTTCTTACATACTTTCAATCCTGCAGGAGTACAAGGAACTTTGATTGTTGCGTTCTTTCCAAACTTTCGAGATAGACGTAACCCTTCCATATACATTTCGTCAAAGTCACCGACAACTTCCATACTAATATCATCAATACCTAAATCTATTAGTTGTTGATAAACCTCTTCTGGATCTCTACCACTCTTCATAATCAGAGTTGGATTTGTTGTGATACCATCGATCAAGTCTGTTTGAAAGTGTTTTTCTATTAATTCTGTATCTGCGGTATCCAAAAATAACTTCATAGTGTCATATAACTGTACCTATAGTATAACACATATTTTTGATTTGCAAACCATAAGTTTAAGTTTGCTAAATAAAGCTACATCAAATAGGTACATTTACAGATGAAGAAACTATTACCTATATTATTGTTTGCGGGTTTTAGTTCACCTGCATTTGCGGATATTACACATAAACTCAGTTCAAGTATTCAATTACAAGTGAATGCAGCTGCAACACAGGTTGAAAGAATCGGAAGTTCATACTCTGTTTCTGGAAATGGTGTTGATACAACAGATGGTACAACTGTTAACACAGTTTCTGCAGGAACTATCACAAGTGGTGTTATGGCACCAGGTACTATAGCAGCTACCCAAGACGTTCCAGGTGCAAGTTTCAGCTATAGCCAAACCTACATTCAAGGTGATGCGGTATCACAATCTGCACCATCAGTCGGTGCTGTAAGTAACTTCTCAGACCAAGTATCAACAGCGGCAGGAACTGCTGGTGACTTAGCTGGAACAATCACAACAGCGGGTGTGATGACAATAACAGCGGGTGGAGCTGGTACTGTGGCTACTGGCCAATTCGTCAATGAGTTGACCGTCCAATAAGTTTGTGCTATAATGAAAAGATATAGTATACTACTACTTCTTTTTAGTATCATACCATCTGCGTATGCGGTGCCCGTGGTCCCGAATTTTACGCAGGGCTCGATGACCTCAAACACGGAAACGACTTCTACCGTGACAGAGACGATCAACAGTATGAATTACGATACGGGGTATCAATACGTGATAACGGGCACAAATATACAACACGATGGAAATACTATTTCATCACCATCAACAACAGGAAATAGTAATACACTGAATGGGGTGACTTCAACATGGACAGGATTGGATCTAAACAACAAACCAAACTTCACACTAACAACGCCAGGAGATGCCTTTCAATTCACAGAAAGTTATTCTGGCCCAGGTCTTTCAAATCACACAATAATACAGAGAACCACCACTATACAAAGCGTCACAAATACAACAAGCACCTTCTCAAACTGATATCAGTTTGTTTGTTAGGTACAGCATCTCCTACGTTTGCAAGTGATATAGGTGGTGTTTCAGCGACAGCAAATCCAGTCGCCAATAGTTCTGGCTCAGTTACCAATCAAGCTATACAAGTTTTACAAGGACCGTATATAACTAACACATATGGAAATGGTATACAATGTCAAGGTCCTACCATGAACATAACACCATTTGCCACAGGAAATATTGCAGTCAAGCGACCATATGAATCTTATTATATGGATCCAGTGTACAACAATGTTGACGCAAATAATGACGATGTACCAGATAATCCAGGTGAAATTTTATATTATAAACCAACAAGAACAGGACAGAAAGATAGTAGTACATTATCAATAGGTGTATCAGCAACTTGGTCTAGACCATTAGATAAGAAACTACAAGAGCAATGTAAACAGGCAGCAGAGGCAAATATTGCATTAATGAATCAATCTGTTGCTAATAAAAGATTAGACTTTGAAATCGCAAGATTAAAGAACTGTGGTGAACTAATGAAGGCTGGAATTATATTTAAACCAGGCACTGAATATGCTAAAGTATGTGCGGATGTGATGTTAATAAATCCTGCAGGTGTAGTTGCAAATCATACACACGAAATACCAGTAAAACCACCTATCAGTAAAGATGCAAGTGTTTTAAAAGAGATATCGATTGGTAATACTAAAAAATAATTATTTTTTCTTCAAAGGTGGTAATCCTCTCTTTTCACGATATTTGTTTGCTCTAATTTCTGCACGAGTAGGCATATCTACTTTCTTACCCATTTTTTTCTGTATCGTTTTCCATATCTTTGTAAGAATCGGTTTGACTATTCTTAATATGATTGGTGTTGCTGTCGCACCTGCTGTTGCAATCACTGCAATTGCAAGTGCATTTGTTGCTTGATTTGTAGAGGGAATAAATTTTTCAATAGGTGTAGTTGCTTCATATAATGTCTCACAGATTTTACCATCATCACTTAACTTGTGACCCACAACTCTTTCATCACCTGATTGTGTAATATCACCAACTCTTAGATTACCTGGTCCAGGACAAGGGACATCTCCTTTACCACCCAAATCACCAGTATCAGGAATCTCTGGTGCTTCAATTTCTGGTGGTGGTTCAACAGGGGGTGGAGGAGTTTCTTGTGTAATTAATAACTGCTCTGGTGTATATTCCATCGCTTCGTATGATGGATATTCACCATGTGGACATAATGTTGTTGTTCCCTTTTCATCTTGATTTACCAAATCTTTATCAAAAGGTAATTTTGATACATGATCTTTATTATCCTGATGCATCTTGACACAACCAGGTATTTCTACAATCGGAAATCCTATTTGTGTTGTGATTGGTGGATGATTACTTGGAACATTAGGTATACCATTTAACCAATGCTGATTACTTACAACATTAGGTATTGTAATATTTGGTACTTCAATTTCATTTATTGGGGACATATACACCACCAGACTCTTTAGGCATTACAAATTTAATTTGATCGTATACCTCTTTCTCGATAGTTTCTTTCAACCACTTTCGATTCTCTTCGACTCTTTCTTCACGAGTTATCAACCCATACATCGCAACAGTAAAGACAAAAAGATTAAGTGCTACAGATACACCAACACCAATTTTAATTAACAAAGATTTCATTTGAGTCTATCAATTAGTTCAGACTCATCGATTGCCTCTCTGATAAGTCTTTTTAATTCTTTCATTTTTTTCTTACCAATTCCTGCTCTTGTGTCTATCTTTACTTTAACCCAATAGAGTGCAATAAGTATTGCAAGAAATGGCACAGCGTCTTGCCAAGGAATAGCATTGTATGCATTGGCAGCATCACCTAAAATAGCAAACATCATAAGAGAATAGCTCCAATAATAAATCCTTTAGCAAATGAGATACAAAGCATCTGATAATCTGTTAACTTAAATTTATCTTGAAACCATTTTGATTTCTTCTTATCCCACTCTTTTACATGATGCAAAGCATGTACAATAGGATTCATTTTTTCGTGATTCTCGCAAGACATTTTTTAACCCTCGTTTAGTGTACCGAATGACCTACGAATCTCTCGTAGTTCCTCGAAGTTTTTTTGTTTTGTACCACCATCGTAAGACCAAGCATATCCCTCTTCAATCATTTTTTCGTTGAGCGATAGTTCATCATCACCAATGTATAACCAACCAAGCAAGCGACCATACTTACCCATCCCACCTTGAAGTTCAGTTCGTATAGTGAGTTCATCATCTCCATCAATTGCATCCTCCAAATTTTTTTTCATCCAGTTTGTAGCGTCTAGTCCCAGTGCTTTCTCTTCCAGATCTCTTGTTCTTTTCTCTGGTGTATCAACTCCTGCAACTCTAACTCTTTCTTTCTTGTATAAATCAAACCCAAGATCAATGGTGACATCAATAGTATCCCCGTCAACAACACGATTAATCTCCGTTACTCTAAAATTATAGCAGCTTTTCCTGCTCGGTGGAACCATCGCTCCCATACTGTGCCTCCATAAAATCATCTAGTGCATTATTTATAGCGTCAGAAGGCAAGGTTGCATTCTTTTCTATATTTTCTCTTCTTACATTTCTTTGAAACATCATCTGCATTTGATGCCAGTGTATTGGATTGTAGATGTCAATCTCTCCTTTTAATTCTTTTTTTGGTTTAAAAATAGGTTTTGGTTTTGGTGGTAAATCACCATCAAACGGAGGACAGAACGTGGGTTCACCATCCAATCGTGGACTACAAGCGTGTGCAGGTGGATCAGTTATCGGTGCTGTACCACACATA